GTCAAGCATTAATTTATTTTGTTTTATTCTCGGCATAAAGAGAAAAGCCCCAAGCATTTCTGCAAGGGGCTAGTGAGGTAGAACTTATGGAGGATTATTCTATCTCGTAAGTCCAACTACTTGTTTGACTATGTGGATGATAAGATGTTGCACCTACCATTATTGGTTCATCAGGATGATTATTAATTTTATCTCTATCACTATGAGATAGAACGCAACGCTCAAACCATTCTGGTGTGAATGCATAATTTTGTAATGCATTATTTTCTAATAAGTCGTGTGCTACTGCTGGACTACAATTTGCATTACACCAATCAACAATCATCTTACGGCAATCATCAAAAGATTTATTTAATTTATTCTCAAACCATTCTCGGTTCTTCTCAACTTTCCAGATGTAATTAATCTCCAAATTACCTTGTGCCTTACCATCATTAATCTCAATCCCATTCAGGAACTTGTGGATGGTAAGTCTGGGTGATAGATTATTTAAATCTTTTACAACCATAACAGGATTGCAAGTTTTACTATCTAAACTTTTAATGTAATTGTGAAAGAGGGTCTCGTCATCCTTGTAAAGATTGTGCTTCCAATTATTAAATAATTCTCTCGTCCAGTCATAGACATTTGGATGGTAGTTTTTTTCTTTGTAGTCCTGATAATCTTTGCCGTCAAAGATGTCGCTATGCACTTCACGCCACCAAGTTTTTAAATCTTTTTCCTTTTGATTAACAAGTGCATTATGGTTTGCTCTTGCATCCCTAATCTCTTTATGTGCTTGGGTCATAAAGTGCTTGGATAAATCAGTTGTTCCCCACTTTTGTTTGTAGGTGGGATGAACTAAAATAGTTTTCTTTTTAGAATTCTGGGGACACATAAAGGTGAATGAATTAAATTTACATTTATCCCTGCGTGTGTTCTCTACAAAGCCAGTCTCGCAAGTAATCAAATTATTATTCCAGAAATTTGGAATTAAATTTCTCCATTCATTTACTGACTTCTGTTCGTTGGGTTCTAGTGCAACATCGGTAATGATGCATAGTTTCCAATCAGGTGTGTTCCAAGTAGAATTAAAATTCCACCAAACTAAATCACCTACTTTTATCTGGTCGCTGGTGAGATAAGACCAATTATTATTATGTTCCATTTTTTAATCTCCTATGGAAAGGATGCACCGCCAAGCGCATCTGTAATAAATAGTTCATAGAAAAAGAAAAAGCACATTTAAATGAAACTTTTTTTCCAATCCCTACACTATTATTGTAGCATAATTTTTTGGGTTCCGCAAGTGAAATCTAAAAAAAATGAAAATAATTTGTGTAGCCCTGATGTCTCCTCCTATGATAATAACATAACACGATTTGGATAATCGTGCAACTATTTTTTTAAATTAATTTCAGGGCTGTGGTAGAGACAGGTAGTCTAACATTTGCCTTTGCAGTCTTAATCCAGATAGTCCCACAGGCGAGCGTAATTGCCTCTACAATCTCTCCTAAAAAAGTAAGAGGGGGATAGTCCCAGATTATTTTATTATCTTGCTGTGCGCCCTCTGGGAGCCTTGCAATTAGATGTGTGAATGGGACTGGGGTAGTCTCTGTAAATAAATCCATAAAACCTCCAAGAAATAAATTAACTTACATAATAATAATAACACATTTTTGAGGGAGCCGCAAGTCTTTTCTGCAAATAAATGAAAATAAATAGACCACTTGCTTTTATGTGTGTAGTGGAGCAGATAAGCACACTATCCTGATTACTACATTTTATTTATTTAAATGCTGATGTAGCCTACATTCTAGCCACTTTCACTACAAACTATGCAGCCCCCACGGCTCTATCATTTTAACCAGATTAGTAAGGATTGCATAGAAATTATTAAATTATTTTTCAGTAAATTGTTATGATTGTGCTGGGGAATTAGCAGTAGAAATAACTTGATAGTTTTTTAATAACCAATCTTCTGGAACTACTATCTTGTTCTGGGTAATAATAGAATAAACTAACTTATGATTTCCTAAATCTTCTATTCTTTCTATCATCTTTATTCCATCATCATAGAAACCATTATCTATTAAAGAATTTAAATTATCTTTTTCTATGTTCTCAACACTTACATCTTCTATTACAATCATCATTCCTAGGGGATGATTATTATTTCTGGGATAAATTAAATCTCCTGTAATCATTCTTCTTCTCCATCACACAAACCATAGAACACATTATCACCACCAAACAAATCTTTTAAATCCTGAATAGCAGACCAGTAAATTTGATGCGCTCGTTGTTTAGAGAAACCTAACACCTTTCCTATTTTACTGAAAGACATTCCATCCCAGACATAATAGAAAACAACTTTTTGTTTTATTGGTTCTAGTCTCTCAATCATCTCAACACCTGATGGTAAATTCATTCTCTCAACAAGGGCTTCACCTTCATCTATTTTATTTTTATTATCTATGTTCTCAATCATTTCATCTGTTGGGTCATAGTAATGGTTATTATCTATTTTCCAAACATCAACACCTACTGAAACATAACGCCAATTATCTTTAAGAGAAGTTGCTTCATCTAACTTTCTTATTTCTTCTTTCCAATCTGGAATTTTATTTTTTCTTTTTGGTCTCAACATAATCATTATCTCCTTTATTAGTTATTAAGTTGTTGCCTCCAACATTAGTTAATTAGTTTAAAGAACTGAAAGTGAAGTTATTATTCCAGACAACCAACCAAAGAACATTATTATTAAAGTCTGGAAGATAAGTTCTCTTTGTTTTTCTTTCTTGTTTAGATTGGAATAATAGATTTCTTGTTGGCTTCTATTATCTTCCCAGTCCTGATAAGATTTAATCTTCTCTTTATTAATAATAACTTTCTCTTCTTTAATCTCACTTTCATTTCTTAATTTGTAATCTTCATTTTCTAAAACATTTAATCTTTCTTCTAACATTCATTCTTTCTCCTTTCAGTTTATTAGATTTGTTTGTTATTAATTTTTATTTATTATTTTATTTGGTCTCAATCAGTTCGTAGAACCATTCAGCCTATTGGCTTAACCCGAGATGCGGGGGAACAATAACCCCTACACTTATTACACAGGACCAACTTTCCAAAAGTGTTTCCAAAAAAGTTTAAAAAAATAAAAATAAATTATGCACCTCCCAGATTTCTGGTAATAATGTTGCATAGGGTAGAAACTTTTTTTACTTTTTTAGAGAAAAAGTTTCCTTTTCCAGTTGCGGAAACTATTTATTTATGCTACAATAGATGTAGTAGTTATTACAAATCCTTGGCGGGATTTATGTTATGGAGATTAAATTATGAAAAACACAGACTTCATCCAGTTAAAGTTATGGAAGGTGTGTAATGAGATTACTTACAGGTTCTTATCACCACATAATAAACTAGGAAAAATCCTATCCTTTAAAGGCTGGGACTTGGAAGACTTCGCCAGCGAATTCTACCTACACATTCTATCACACAATAGAAATTCCACAAATAGATTTAGAGAAAAGTGGATGACTGATTGGTGGGATTGGAACGACATAGGATTACAAAAACAATTCAGGGCTTGGACGAAGATAGAAGTAAAGGCTTTTGTAGGAAGACTTTATTACAGAGAATTTATGAGAACACAGGAGGAAGCAAAAGAAAAGTTATGCTTCACCTATGTTCCAGATTATCAAATGCTTGTAGCAACAACACCACTAGGAGAACTAATGTTTGAGACAAATGAAATTATTGCAGTCGTAGAGAACTACATTTCTAACCACGCCACAGAAGATGAGAGATTTATTTATCTTTACAATTGTGGAATGCTGGACTTGGAATGGAGCGAAAAGAAAAATAAGATTTTAAATTTCCCATCAGGGGTAATTGGTAAGAAAGCATTTTATGCAAAGAGACTAGACCTGATTAAAAAGTTAAAGGAGGGAACAGGTTATGAATAAGAATTTTGGAACATCATTAAAGCAGGGCGACAGAGGAGAGGCAAAGGTAGAAGACTTCTTTAACTATCTCCAATCCGTAGGCAACATTAAAGGCTGGACTAAAACACCACACTATCTCTACGAACATCTAGGAATAGATGCAGAGAATGATTATGTTATTTGGAATTCTAACAGAGGAACCAAAGGCATAGAGGTTAAGACACTTGCTGGAACTAAATGGACTGGTGAGGCTTGCGACACAGGTGTAATAGAAATCTGGAAGGATGATGCAAAGACAAAGAGAGCAGGTTGGTGGAAGTCAGTAGAGATAGGACATTTAAACTTTTTATTTTTTGTTAATGAATTTACAGATTGTGTTTATGTCTTTGATGCTCTCAAATTAAAAACACATTACGAGAATGGTAATCCTTATCTCACCCGTTGCAAAGACCCGAACCAAGCAAACAACTATGGCTACATAAGTTTCTTCGGTTGGGAGAATGCAGACCAAGGGTGGCTATTCACAATCAAGAAGGAGGAAGGCAAATGGATAAAAGTAAAATAACTAACGAGGTAGTAAATGAAAAAGATAAAACCAACAGAAAGAAACAACTTCATTATTATGGACTTGCTTATGAGAAGAATGATTATTCTACAAGTGAGGGTTATGAGAGCGGCGAAGGGTCTGCCCTTGCTGGCTCCTGTAATCCCGTTGTCCTACCTGATGGAAGAGAGGTTGCCTCATCAAATAAATAAATTACTTCCTACACCTGAATGGTTTAAAGGTCTTGACTTGGAGAGCGTGTCGTGTTATGATTTATTAGAGAAGCCAACGAGGGGAATGATTGAGCGTGAAGAAACTTGCAATCAATTACAAAAACGCCTTGACGATTTCTCTAATAGTGAGAGGCAATAACCTTTCACCAAATGATAAGACATTATTATTTATCTCCTAAAAACTAAACCGCCAAAACTAAACCCCCACATTCCTGAATAATGTGGGGGTTTTTCTTTTACTTATTTTTATTATTTGGATTACACAAAGTTAAGGACACCTAATAAAAAAACATAAGGTGCGACTATGGTGTAATGAATAGCACACAGCCCTACGAAGGTGATGGTCTGGGTTTAATTCCCAGTAGTCGTTCCACTATCCTATGTCTTCCCAATAAAAATCTAAATGATTACAGGTTAGTGTTCCAGAAGAGACGACACCAAATAAACTAATTGTTCCCTCTGGGTGTTCCTCTGGTTTAATCACCATCATCTTATCGTAATTAAAATCTACAACCCAGCCACCTGCTACGAATGGTGAAGTGAAAACTGGCTTGGTTAAATCCTCAAACAAAAGGTCTGTGCCTGCTTGGTTTTTAGACCAGAAGATAGATAGGTTCTTTGCTCCACCAGTCTGTGCGTTGCCGAACAATCGCACCTGTCCTACAATTCCAACAAGACGCTTAACACCTAAATCAAATGCACCAGTAGGAAGTGGAATGTCTATCCGCAGAACCTGTGAATAAGCATTCGTAAATGTGATAGGTGGGTCTATCTCCAAGTGTTGTAGTTTAATAAACTTTCCTACGGCACCCATAGATTACTTCCTCTTTGCTGTCTTCTTGGGAGCAAAGCCCCCTTTCTTTTTCTTCATCTTGTCGTAAGTCTTTGGGTCAATAGTAGAATTCTTTTTTGTTCTACTAATTCCTTTCTTCTTGCGTTTGTTGATGTTGTCGTAAAGTCCTTTCTTCGGCATAACAATAATTCCTGTTGATGGTTTATTCTTTTTCTTCGGTGGTAGAACCATTCTTAATCTCCTCAACTACCTGCTGTGGGTTTGCATCTACCGACACATCACCCGACTGGTAGTCATAGGAGCAAGTCCCAAACATAGTAGAAAGAACCACAGCGGTTCCAACGATTGCTATGCTTATGTTGTAGCGGTCAATAAATTCTTTTATTTTAGTCATAGTTTCTCCGTAAGTTTCTCAACTAATTTTTCTAGGTAGGTTAATCGTGCGTCAATTTTAATGACGGCTTCTTTAAAAACATCTCTGTCTTCCTTCGCCTCTGCTAAACATTTGTCTAGGCTCTCCTTATGGAAGTGCATAAACTTATGAACGAAGTAAATAGCAACTGCTGCTGTTCCTGCTGGGGTTGCTAGTAATGAAAAGATTTCCATTTCCATAACTATTCCTCCCAGTTTAACTGCACCTGTCTCGCAGTAGCGGTTCCGCTGTCTGTTTTAATCCAGACAAATAAATCAGTTGTTGGTGCTTTAAGGCGAACATCAACATCTAGACGAGCAGCCCCCATCCAAGTTCCTGCACCTGAACGACCAAGTGTTAGAGCCATAGTAGTTTCAGGAATGATAATCTCATCACCTGCTGCATCCTCTGTAATGAAGGCAGTAATTGATGATGGTGGTGGAGCGCCAGCAAGTGTGTCTCCTTTGATTACCCAGAAAGATAATTTACCTGTAAGCACTTCGTTGTAGAACGACGATTGATTTGGTGGGACATTAATGCCCGAAACACCTGATGCAGCATAACTGGTGGTTAGTGGTTTAACACCGACCCATTCTCCCTGATGAATAAATTTTCCTTGTTTAGCCATAGTCTTCTTCTCCTTCTTATGTAGTAGTGTTGGCGAATGAAATTATTTTGTAGCGAATTCTACCTTGTAGTTCTCCGCTGGATGATTGCCCTATCAAAGAAGGCGACCATCCTAAACACAAATAGATTTCACCATTCTCTGTGTAGAACTGATTTGTGTTTCTTGATGATAGTTGCTGTGTAGTTCCGTTGTCTCTTAAAGCAGTAGCATTTACAGCACCACCTGCCTTACCCCAAATCCAATAGTCTCCCATCGCAACCCTGTAATCTGGTGGGCTGATAAGGTTGTTAGAACCAATTGTGTAAGGGATAAGATTTCTGTTAGACAAGGTGCCGTTAAATCCAAACCCAACACCTGCAAGTTTTAAGTTTGTTCTAATGGTTTGTGTTGGGTCTTCTGCTAATCCAAGAACTGCGTGTAGCAAAGGATTGTTTTGCCCTGCTGTGTCTGCTGGACGGATTTGTCTGTCTATGTTAATAACAATTAAAATGTTTTGGTCTGTGTCGTCTAATCTGTAAGGTGTCCCATCAGGTTTTAAAATCTGCTTGTAAAGTCTAGGACCGACAAAGTTTGCCCCGTTTGTTAAGAGGTCATCACTTACAGGTGCAGCGACATCCCATTCTAATTTAGTGTTTCCTGCTGGGTCTGTGGAATAACTAACCACACCATAACCGCTGGGGTTTGCAAAAGTCCAAGAGCCGTCGCTTACATCAACGACTTCCCAACCAAGGTCTTCTGTTCCTGTTCCCCCGCTTTCAGCCGCAGGTGCAAATGGGTCTGCAATAGGCATAATGTTTTCTCCTTCTTCTTCTATTATTTAAGTAATCGTCAAGTCTATCTTTCTTTCTTCTCTTCTTCGCCCATTTGTTTTAGTCTCGCATTAATAGCATCTATGCGAGAATAAATCTCATAAGCCCTCTGTGTCTCTGGTCTCGTTGCTTTAATTGGGGTCATCATAGGTGTTGTGTAAGGAGCAACTGCACCAACATAAGGAACAAATGTAAGTGCTGTTGTTGGAAGTCCTGTTCCAAGCACACGCTCAAATGTAGTCATCTGTGTTTGTGGTGTTCCCTCAACAGCAGAAAAACCAAGACCATAACGGATGTAATCATTTGCTGGTGCGCCTATGCCTGTAAAGCCTAACACCCATTTATCAAATGCTTTGTAAGCAGCCTGTTGTTCTGGTGATAGAGGATAGATGTAGCCACCAACTGCTGTTTCATCAGTAGAAGGAACTGGTCTAATCTCTCCACCTAGAATTGTAGAAAGAAAACCAGCAATCTCATTAGGACTATCATTAACAAAAGAAGCATAAGCGATGTGTTCTGGTGCAACTTGCTTAAAAGATTTAGGCATAGTTTCTGTTCCAAGAGCAGCAGCCACATTAGGATGTAATTGCTTCTTGATTAGTTCTTGTGCGCCACCTCTCTTCATAAGCGTAGCCATAAAAATCATCCCATCTATCGGTGGAACAGGCGGTCCTGCAATCCAAATGTCTCTATCTCCTGATGTCTGCCCTCTCAATAATTGACGAGATAAAGTGTAATCAGGATAAAAAACTTCTGGGTCTTGCTGTGTTCCGCTTGCAGTTTGAGCCACAGCACTTATGCCTCTGTCTGTTTTTAGAACATTAATGTAGCGTTTCATCTTTGTTGGGTCAGCCATAGCACGAAGCAAGGTTGCAAAGTTCTGTCTGTTAAATGCATAGAAGATAAATGCGTAGCCTGATAGTGCTTTCTCAAAGTTTGTTAATTCGTTGTAATCAAAGAGAGAACGACGAGCAAGGTTTGTTGCTTCCTGCATAGACCTTCCTTCTTCTAGTGCTTTCTTCATAACAGCAGCACGGAACATTAAGTCCTGTTTTAAAACGATGTCTTGCGAGAACTGACCTGCACCTTCTACAAATCTAGCAGCCAAAGTCTTGGTTCCTTCCTCAACACCAAATCTAAATCCAAGTGAATTAGCAAATCTTTGTAGGACACCTCTATCCTCAACAAAGTTAATAATTCTCTGCTGGGTTGCAACATCTGTAATAAAACCAAATTCACTACGGATGCCTGCATTTCTTAATGCTTCCATAATTTCTAGATTAGTGTAGGTTCTACCATCAGGTGCTACGGCTCCAACCTGCAACCCTCTTGGGTCTGTTGCATCCCATCCCTTTCTTACAATCTGCTGTCCTCCGTGTAAAGCAGTCGGTCCTATTACTTCACCAATTGTAGAATAAACTATGTAAGGTGCAGTAGATAAGTTGGCTGCGGAGAAACGAGGACGAGCGGAAAGCAAGAAGTTGTAGCGAGCATTATTAATTTCACGCATTACATAAGTAAGAGAATTCCACAGACGCTTTAAATCTTTCTTACCAGTTGCAGAACGAAGTGCAGCATCTACATAACCAGAGAATGAATTACCCTTACCAGCCTTAACTGCTGCATCTAATTCATCATAAGCATCACGACCAATAACAGCAGCGATGTAGTTTTCATTTCCAGAACCAACCAAATCATCTAATAGATTTCTTGTTGCTTTGTAATTTCCGTGGAAACCATAATCATCCAAACCATTACGACGAACAAGAACAGAAGCCGCTTCATCTGCTTTAACAAATCCATCTATTGCTTCTTTCACAAGAGGTGATTGCATTATTCTTCTTCTTGCACCAGCAATAGCAATTGGGTCTCCTGTTTGGATTGTGGCTCTTAAAATGTTAATGTTGTCTTCTAGTTGCTGGATGTTTGCTTTAATGTAGTCGGGGACTTCTTCTACTATTTCTATGGCTCCCCTTGATGGTGCTTTCTTTTTTAGAACCTTTAAAACATCCTCAAAGATTGATAATTCATCACCAGCATTTCTACCAGCAACTTGATTGACTGCTCTTTCTTTAACTAATTCACGATAGAATGCTTGTGTGTCTCCATCAAATCCATAGTTCTTTACGAAATCACCTAGATTATCTGGCTTAACAGCAGCAGTAGTGGATGGCGGCGAATAAACAAATCTATCAACCATAGGGTCGCCATCAATAAGTTCGGTGATTTTTCTATCCATAATCCTAGTAGTTTCGTTGTAAAAGTAGTTGCCTACCTGCACCTCTGCTGGAATGCGACCACCTGTTTTTTTCATAACCTGCTGGATGTTTTTAGGATTAACACGGGGTTTTAAGTTCTCTGGGTTCTTGATAAGAAGTTCCATTTTATCAATAACTTTTTTAACACTATCCCAATAAAGTTCTGGATTTCTAATTGCTGCTTCTGCTGCTTCTGTTATTACCTCATCAAGAAGTTTCTGTCCTTGTGAAGATAAGAACTGCTCCTCAAAAACTAACTTGCTTCCAAGCACAGCATCTAACAAACTTTCACTTTTCTTTTCTACATAGAATAGTCTGCGAATAGTCCAAGCAATTCCTTCTTCTACAACAGCCAACTGACGGAACACACCTAGGTCTGCAATAAATGGACTATCAAAACCTGCGCCTTGTTTCTCTCCAACAATTGCTACACCAACTACCTGTGAATTAGAAGCATCAGCCATCTGTGGGACACCATAGCGAGCAGCGTAATCAGGAGAAGTTTTAATTCCTTTTGCTGTTTGTCTTAATTTCGTGTCTAGGTTAGAAGCCTCTTGTTGTGCCTCTCTAACGAGACTTCTTTGCTGTGGCGTAATAGCACGACCCTCAACCTTACCACCACCTTGTAGTGTCTCAATAGTCCAACGCTTTAATGCACCAGCACCAAAGGAACGCATCTCTAATGGTTCTAGGATAAGGTTTGCTTCTGTTGCTGGTAATCTTCCAACATCTTTACCACGCATAAGTGGAGAACGAGAACCAGCAGATAAACCTTCTGCAACCAAATCAGTTGTGCCTTCCATCAAAGCACGGAAATCACCAGTAGAAATTAAACCACCTCGGTAGTCTAATCCTCTAACGATGTCGCTTAATTGTTTGTTGCTTAACTTACCATAATCATTTAACTTACGAGCAACTGCTTTAAGTCTTTCTATTAGTTCTGGTTGATTTTTTAAATTGTAATGTGGAACAAAACGACCTTCGGCTGCTTGGGTTCCAGTCATTCCTCTACTACCAGTTTCTCTTGCTGGTGTAGCAATCTGTGGTTTGGTTTGAGCCATAACAATTTCTACATCGTTCTCAACCATTTCCCTTGCGATTTTACCAATTTCAGTTTTATCTCTGGTGTGTTCTAGAATTTTTGCTGCTTGTTCTTTTCTCGCCCAAGTGTTTCTTGTAATAGCACGGAGGTCATCAAAGCCAGTAAGTCCCTTTGTGTTTTCATAAACATAAGCCAAGGCTCTATCAAAAGCGAATTGATTTTTTAATCTAGGAACAAGTGTTGCAGCATCTGGTGAATTGTAAATCGCCTCAACATAACGAGCCAACTTCGGTCCTGTCCCAGCAGCCTCATCAACCTGACGCAAGAGAGCATCTACTGCTTCATCACGCTTTGCTAATGCACCAAGGTTGTGTGCTAAATCATCTGCATTAATTTTACCAAGACCTTTTGCTCCTGTTCCCATTTCATCAAGAGAACGCATCTGTCCGTCAAAGTCATCAACAACCCTAGTCATTTCATCTAGCGGTGTGCCTGCTCTGCCGATTAATTCATCTGCTGCACCAGTAGCGCCTGTTGTCCTTGGGGTCAGCAAACTATCAAGTTCATCTACAATCTTTCCATAGTTTTCAGGAGCAGCACCTTCTAATGCTTCTCTTAATGCTTTACCATAAGAAGTGTTTTCTAATCCTTCCTCTGCAATTCTTGCTAATGCTTTCTCCGCACTAGCCTCTGCTCTTGCAATCTCTCTTGCACCAAGAGAACCAGCAAGGTCAGCAGCCATAACAGAACGAACATCACCAACAGGAAGATTAGTCTTAAAGCGATTAGGTGTGAGAATAGAAACAAAATTTAAATCATCTAGGAAATAACGAGCGCCAACACCAGCACCTGTTTTACCTGCGGTCATTAAAGATGATAGTGCTTTCTCTCCACCATAGATTGCACGACGGGCTTTGTAAAGTTGTCCTGTTGTTCTCAATCCTTTTGCAGCACCACCAGCCATTCCAAGCGAAGGGTCTAGCAAATCAAGCATAAAACCACCAGCAGTCATAAGAACTTTGCCTGTGGGCGACATCTCCATTAAGTCTGCACTTTCGTTCATCTCCATAGTGAAGCCACGATTTTCTGCAACATTTAAAAGAATTGGACTATCTGCATAAAGAGGTGTCTTTTCTTCTCTGCTTTCCTGTCTTAATTCTTGTAATGTTTTTTCGCCCTCTTCTGTAAAGGCACCCTCAAATAATGTTGTGGTTCCCTCAAACATAGCAGAAGCACCTATGTTAAGAGGAGACATAGCAGAGCGAAGAAACCAACCAGCAGGTGTTTCTATTGTTCCACCGAATGGTGTAGTAGAACTAAAAATTCCTAACTGCGTGTAGGCTTCTGGGTCAGCAAGAACTTTTGGTTTCTTTTCTGGGTCAGCCCACCAAAGGTCTGGGACTGCTCCTGCTTGCATAGTTCTTGCACGAACTTCTGCTTGCTCTCTTTCTATTGGTTTTTGGAATTCACTAACAGGGTCAGGAAGTTCTGTGGTTTGTTGTCTTTGGATGTCGTAAGCATCAGCAAGAACATCTGTTCCATCAGGTAAGCGATAATAACGCTCGGTCTGTCCTGTTAATTCTTCTGCTGTTTCTTCTCTAAATTGTCTTTGCTGGTCTTTGTAAATAACATCAAAGTAAGCAATCTGTGCTGGTGTAAGGTCAGGCACGGCAGCCCCCTGCTGCCTCTGCCTAACAAACGCTTGATAAAGAGGGTCAGCAGGACCGACCCTAGCCGCTTGCTCGTCTTGGAGCATAGCACCCTCACCCTGCAAAGTGCTTCCAAGGGCTTCCAGTTCCCCTAGAACCTCTTTAAAAATTACATCAGGGGGTCTGGTAGGGTTGTTTCTTCTAACGGCATCATAGGCTCTCTGGATGGCTTCACGCTGCAATTTTGCTTGCGCCTCATCCATTCCTTCTTGTTCTCTAAATGCTTCTTCTAATTTTGCAAAATCAATTGTGCTTTCTGCTGCAACCCTAGACCTTTCACTTTCAGCAGAATAATCTGGAAGATAAACCTGTGGTCTTAAAGCAGTAAATAAATCAGGCGCACCATCTTCTGGTCTAGGAGGCAACTGCATAGGAGGTGCAGGCTCCTCAAAGCCAGCCATCTCAAAAGGTGTAGCAGCAAGTGAGAAATCAAAAACTTTTTCTGGTAATGTTCCAAAGGTTGATTGCAAAGGCATAAGATAATCGCTGGTAAATTCATCCTGTGCGATTGCTTTTGCTTCTTCTGGTGTTCCAGTAAAAGGTGCAGACTGGATTAATTCGTTTGTTCTTGCCTGAACGAATTGTGTTTGCTTCTGTTGTAGAAGACGGATAAGTTCTCTTTCTCTATCTGCTTCATCTTGCAGAAGCATCGCCTGTGCGATTTGCTGGTCTAGTGTAGGTGGAGCCATTAATTATTCCTCTATTCTGGGTTCTGGATTGTAGTGTCTAGAATTTGTTTTGCTAATAAATAAGATGTTGCTTGTTCTCTGGTCTTTGGGTCATCGGCATAAACCCTGTTAATCTCTGCGTAAGAAGGTTGGATTGGGTCTCCACCTTCTCTGCTATTAGCAGCGTAAAGATTATCTACAACAATAACATAGTCAGCAACCTTTCTGGCTCTTTCCTCTGGTGGTAGATTTGTTTTTGCAATTCTCTCAAACTTCTTTGGCTGATTTGCAAGACGGGTTGCTTTCTCAATCATTTTGATTTTGTAAGCATTTCTTCTATCCATCGTAGTCTCTGCTCTTTGAGCCGCTCTTTCAGCGTCTCTTTCAGCACGGGATGGAATTTGTTTTACTTGTCCTGTAAATGGATTAATGCGTTGAGAAGGCATCTGTGCTAATTCTTCTTCTCTTGCAATCCCTGCTTCTGTTCTTCTATCAACAGGTGTTGGAATAAGACTACTAACACGCTCGCCAAATGTTGGAGGTGCTTGGTAAGTTTCAGTTGGGATTTGCTGCTGGTAATAAGCAGATGCACCTTGCTCCTGAATTCCTTGTTCCATTTGTAATCTTTGTAATGCTTGTTCCTCAAAACCTAATGCTCTCATTTCAGCAAGGAAGTCAGCAGCGGTTTGTGTTTTTTGGACTGGCTGGAAAGAACTACCATAACGCTGTGGAGGAAGACCTTGCATTTCTCTCATTCGGTCTTCTTCTAACAACTGCTGTTCTAATTCACCAGACACAGGAAGTTGTGATGCAGGCAAACCTATTCTTTGTGGAACAGGTCTGGTAAGCATAGGCTCCTGTGCTATTGGTTCTTCTTCTTCCATAGGTGGAAGTTCTGGTTCTCTTGTTTTGGACGGGGGGAGCGTTGCAGGTTCCGTTGTTCTAAAATCAAGGAAATCTTGTTCCGCAACTTCTCTACCCCCTAACTGGTTTAACATTCCAAGAACACCCTGACGACGGATTGATGCAATCTGTTGAGGGTTTAGTTCTACATCTGGATTAGCAGCACGAAAATCTGCTAGTGCTTTGTCTGCTCCAAATGCAGCGATGTCTTGTGCTGCTCTTGTTGCAGCAGGTTCGTCAAAACGAGGAAGCATTCTGGTAGGTCTTGGTGCTAAACCAAAGCCACCTTCTCCATAAGCAGATTGGAATTTGCCTCTTGTTCTTTCTAGCAAATCAACAGATGGAGCAGTAGGTAATTGTAGCCCACCAAGTTCTGCTTGTAAATCTAAAAGTTCTTTTTGTAATCTTTCTCTTTCTTTGGAATAATCTACGGCTTCTGCTTTTCCTACACCTGCACCTGAAATGCCTTGCTGAATAGGCTTCGCTTCTCTTTGTTGTCTTGTAGAGGTTCCTTCTAATAGGTCTCCTCCTGCTCCACCTGCTGGCGGTGTTTCTTCTGGTGCAGTTTGGAATGATTGATAGTCTGCAACATAATCAGCACCATAAGCAGAAAGAACTGATTGTTCTGCTGCATTAGGGTCTCTACCATCAGCAATAGCCCTGTCTCTTGCATCCTTAACAGAGGCAGCAACAACTGCTGCTTTCATAGTTCTTTCATCACCAGCAGTAATTCCACCACCTTCACCTAACTGGAAGTTGGTTTGGGTTGTTGCTTCACTTGCTTGTGTTCTAATTCTTTGTTCTTCATCAGTTTCACTAGCGGCTGCTCTTGTGCTTATTTCTCTAACACGCTGGAAACTATCCTGACTATCACTAGATAAATCAGCAATTAATTCTTCTTGTGTTTTTGCACCACGACCACCTGAACCAGCAGTCTCTCTTTCGGTTGTTGTTATTTGTTCTTGTCCTGCAAATTCCTGTGATGACTGCTGACGCAAACGGGCTTCTCTTGCTTGGGCTACACGCCTTGCTTCTGCATTCTCTGCTGATTGTAAGTTGTTTTCTAACTGCTGGTCTCTTGTTAGTTCGGCTCTGTTGAGCGCATTAATAGCAGCATTTGTTTTTGCAATCTCGCCTCTAATCAATCTTTGCTGGTCTGCATAGATTTTAAGTTGCTGCTGATAAGCCAACTTCTCAAATTCTAACGCCATCAATTCGCTTTTCTGTGCTTCTTCCCACATCTTCCAGCGGAGATTAGTGATAAGTTGAGCGTAGCCTTCACCACGACTGGTTCTTGCAGTTGGCTGTTCTACCTCAATAACATAAGCGTTTCTTCCATTTACTTGTCTAATAGCCATTATTTTACTGCCCTGTGGTTGTGGTTGGTGTAGCGTTTAAAGTTCTGTAAAGAGAAAGTGCCTCTGGATTTTTTGCACTAATCTCAATCAATCCTCTTGCTTGGTCGTCGCTAATCCCATAAAGTTGTGCGATTGCTGAAACAGAATTCTGTGATGGTGTGGTTGCACCCTGAATAATCTTCTGCTGTGCTGCTGAACTAAACCCAGCCTCAACACCAGCGGCTCCAATAGATGCAATCCCTTGCGCTCTACGGGCTGCAAATTCACCCTGTGCTGCTTCTAATGCTCGCAGTTCATCAATCTGTGCCTGTTCTTTTGCTAGGTCTTGTTCTGCAATAGCCTGACTTACTGCTTGGTTCTGCGCTCTTAACTGCTCGTCAGCAACCTGTGCTTCTAATAGTTTTGCACCAGCAACACCCTGACCCATTCCTGCTAATGCTCTCTGTCTTTCCTGTGCTGCATAATCAGCGGCAGCAATAGATTTGCTTTCTAGCCTACCTTCTAATGCTGCTCTTTCTTTATCAGTTAAGCCAAGAAGTCCCATTTCTTCTTTGCGCTGCAAATCTTGCATTCTTTTCTTTTGTTCTCTCTCAAACTTTGATGGGATAATGTTTGGAAGTTGAGAGATTGCTGTGCCTGCTGTTGCACCTAGGATTGCTAATGTAATTGGGTCCATAATTTATTTCCTCATAATAGTGAAAAAGTCAAGAGCATTTACAGATAGAAGACCTCTACAACAAAGTTCCTTGCAGAAGTCCAACCTTCTTCTACCTTTGGGTTAATTGCTACTTGTAAATCGTGCTTGCCTTTTGATAGGTTGAGAGCAAACTGAAACATTACTTGTCTTCTTTGTGCTGCATTACCACCAGCATTTGGGTCTAGAACACCTAATGATGCACCTGCGCTCTCAAAGACATAGCCTCTTGTTCCTGCTATGTAATCAGGTGTAGGATTGGCTGTGGTGTAATCTGTGTGTCGCAGAAGAACTTTGTTTTCCCATTTACCATTTCCATCACCACCAGAAGTGTTGCTGTTGTCTGTTGAGATAAATGCTGCCTGAAAAGTAATCTGCACCCAAGCGTTTTGGTCTAAAACAATTTGTTTTCCACAACCAAACAAATCACGATAAACAACAGAAGATGCAGCAGTCTGTGTGTTGGACTTTGTAGTAGAAGTAAAGTAAGCACGATTAAGGGCTTCACTATCTATGTTCTGTCCTGCGATAAATGACGAAGCAAACTTGTGGTCGTCTGTAATAGGTTTAAATTCTCCTGCTTCTATCTCATCAAATTTAAAATCACTACCAACATCTGCAACAACAATCTCTTGATTAGAATAAACTTTTGCTGCTTCTTCGTTAAGATGCTGATTGTCTGCAAACAAAACTGCATTATCTACATAATTGTAAGGTTTAGTAAAAGCCATAATTTATTCCTTTATTAAAATTGCTGTGATGTTATTTCTTGTTATGTCTGCTTGATTACCAGCACCACCATTCGGTCCTACTTTAACTTGCAGTTCTACTTTCTCAATAGTTCTACCTGTTATTCCAACACGCCAAACACCAGAAAAAGAAAAGTTCCTCCACCAAATAGCGGTGTCTAAACCTGTGGTGTCGTTAGTTAATCTAGACCTGCGATTAAAAGAATAACCACATTCTGCTATGGTCTCGGTTAATGTTCCACCACCATCGTTGTAATAAACAACTAGGCGCATTCCTATGCAGTTGTAAGAAGCAGTTGCATTTGTTCCATCACCATCATCATTACAAATAACATCTCCAATTATTCCAGAGGTTTGCACCCGAAGAAGATGTGTAGCATCAGCAGTTCTATTGATTGTTAATGAACTTGGTGTTCCGCCAGAATTAACTAAAACATAGTTGGTTGATTGTGTTGTAAAACCAGTTGTTGTTGGATTATCAAAAAAGAAAACTTCATTTGCTAGTGTAGAACCAGCCGATTGATTAAAGTGCGCTCTTGTAGCCCAATTAGGTTTTGTGTTTAATTCAGTAATAGTGATTGCTGCTAAATCATCATAAGGCTGGTTTAGTTCTGCTGCTGTTGGTGTGTCGCCTTCTCTAAATTTTGTAAATTTAATTGTTCCCATTTGATTACCTCTTTGTGTTGCGGCACATTATTTCAGCACCATAGATGTCTATTGGTCTGCTGGGATTACCTTGATAGTTAGTTCCAACAGCATCACTTGTTAATGCTCTCCAACGCAAATCTATTTTTACATTCTGCGAACCAACAGGAACTTTAAAAGGAATAGTGCAAGTAATTCTGCGAGCATAAATCCAAGAAGTCTCTGCAACAAGAACATCATTTACAAACACACCCCATTCGCTCCACCAATCTTCACCAAAGAAAATTCTAAATGTAGTGTCGTCGCTTTGATAAACAATTCTATCTACGCCGTGGAAAAAATCAATAACAGCACAACCTGTAAGCATTCCTTCTTGTGCGTCAAATTCCAAGAAGGTGTAATCCATAGAACCATAATCAGTTAATTTATTCCAACCAGTAGTCCAGTTTGCTGTTGGTAAATTAATAGATGTGATTGGTTCCCAAACATCTAGCCCACCTTCTGCAACATTCCATCTTTTTATTCTATGGTAATCTTGTGTTGCACCTGAATAAGTTAGTGTTCTATTTCCATTTGCAAAAACTTCCGTAGAAGAAGCATCAGCAAAATTATCAAATGTTAAAGCATCAACTGGAAAGTTATTTGCGTTTAAGTTTCCATTTATTTCTTTTAATGTTCCGTCCAGATTATCATTAATGTTCTCTGGCTTTACAGCCTGAAATCTAAATGCTGGTCTTTTTGCGTAAGTTTTAGACATTATCTTGCTTGCCCCTTATTAAGTCTTGTTCTTTGATTTAGTGTTTGGATGTCTGCTGTGTCGTAGTTTATGTGAAAACTAATAAGGTGGAAAGGAACATTAGCAGGTTCCAGTTCTTTGGCTGGCTGTGTCTGTAATCTAAATTTAAATTGATTTATTAATTGTGTGTTAGTGTCCCAGCGAAGACGAATTATTCTTGCATCTTTTAATCTATCGTTGCTTATTGTAAATGGAACTTTGGTAATAGCACCATCACCAGCACCAAACACAGGGTCTTCTTTTGTTGTAAAGACACGCTCATTCTTTGATTGTTTTTGTCCTCCCGCTGAAACAAAATCAACATCGTAATCAGTAGCATAATCTAATGCAAGTGATAAATCACCATAAGAAAGAATTTCTGCTTCTACTGAATAAACACGATGCTTGACGCTATTATCTCCAAAGTCAATCCAATTACTTTCCCAGACTGCTGCTGGTCTATTAACATCATTAACTTGATAAGTTGCTGTGTCCTGATTAAAACCTTGCACGAAGAATGTTTGACCGAATGAACGACTACCAGACCAAACTACAAGCGGAGAGACAGAAGCCCCAAAGGAACCAATAATAATAGGAGAGCCTGAACCACCTAGACCAGTCCAAGAAGGAGCGCATCCCATAACAAAGTGTCCTTCTGGGTCAGTAGCAGCACAAGTAAAACGAAATAGATTTTCATTAGCATTTCCTACTGCACCTCTAATAGACCACATCCCATTATCTAAATGATAAACCAATCCCTTTGTAGGAACTGAATTACTATCTGTTGCAAAATGGAACCAGACTTCTCTTTCCTGTGGAGAATAACAAGCCCAAGCATTACCTAGTGCTGCTTTATTTATTTCAGCAATTTCTTTATCTAGTGTCTCGCTTACACGGGTAATTGTAATCTGTGAGCCACCATCTAAACCACCTTGGATTAGGAAGATGCCTTCTTCGTTCATAAACATAACACCTAGGTTTGCAACAGAACAAATAGCATTTGATGCAATAGTTCCCAAGTTATTTGCTAGGGTTGAGATTGTAGGATTACCTTGCCCGTCTCTTCTAATAATCTCAATAGAATTTCTACGGAACACTAACAAGTTATTGTAATAAGAATAAAGTTGTGTTATGTGTCCTCCACCAGTAGAACCAATCTCAAAGAAATTAAAAGAACCAAATTGTTCTGGATTTCCTTTCTCGCTGTAAATAATTCTAGTTGGTGTGCTGTCTCCACCACCAAGCCAAATGCGGTTGTCCCAAGCAGCACCAAACTTGTAAGTAGTGTTAATCTTTGATGAAGCAAATGTCTCTGGTGCCTGAACTACTAATGCACTATCAGGTGTAATGTCTATGTAGTGTGTGGTGCTATTATCCTCAAATTCCTTAACAAAGAAATAAAGAGCATCATTAGCATCTGTTGCACCAACACGACGAATGTTCTTTGTTCTGTAAAGTCTGCGAGCAGTTGTTCCTTCTGCACCTTGTGGTAGTTGTAGGACAACACCAAATCTCTGCTGCTGTGCTGCTGTTGATGGAAGCCAGTTAGTAGAAACAGGTGCAGACAAAGGACTTTCAGCACCATCTTCTGTAATGTAAGTCATAAACCAAAAATAGTTTGAGCGTTCATCATCAGCAAAACCAAGTCCCAAAGTTGATTTTTGACCGAAGACAGGACCGCAAGTTCCTCCTTCTAAATCATCTCCATCAAGATAAGATGGCTGCAAAGGTGAAACCTGTGGAGATGCTGTTGGTAGAGAGAAACTGAAATCTCTAAAATCTTCATTTCCACTAAACCAGATTGGCTTATCGTAGCCGTTGATAATTAAAAGGCGATTACCATAAGGAATAAATTGTGTTCCTACTTCATTTGTCTTTGGTCTTTTTCTATCGCTCTGCAAATAAACAAAATCGTTGTAATAATAGTTTCCTGCATAAGCCGAGCCTTGCCCTTTATTACCCCAAGCATAAAGTAAATCACCACCTCTTTCCCAAAAATAATAAATTTGTCCTGTGCTGGATTTCTCCCAGATAAAGCAAGCATCAGTTGGATAAAGCAAATGTTTTGTAATAGATGTTGCATTACCTACAAGTGTAAAAGATTGGGGAAACTTCCACCAACTTTCTATTCCTCTATCACACACCCAACCTAAACCATTAGGGTCTATGCGAAAATTGTAAATTTTATCTGCATAACCTAACTGACCTTTGTAGCGTTGGTCTAGACCAGCAGCATCAACAAAACTAATCTTTTGAGATTTCATAGCCATTAGTTAATTCTCCTTAAAGATTGGTAATCATAGAGCGGTGCCTGACGATTAACGCCAAACTGACCTCTTTGCACTTGGCTGTCTATGTGGTCGCAATAACGCTTCTGCAAGCCTTTAACTTCTGTCTCAATTCTTTTGCGGTAAGTGTTAGATAAACCTTCTTGTCCCATCTTTAAGTAAATGTCTTCTAATGCTTTAAACACAATCAACTGGTGGAATTCATAAGGCATCTCTGGACTATCAGTCCAAAGTGTTAAGTCTTCTGGTTTCTTGTAATAACGAATGATTGCATCTCTACGGAAGTCTTGGAATGTTGTAATTGACTGCTCGTTTTTAACCTGTGCTATTACCTCATCAAATCCATCAGGTCTTGGGTAAGGTCTAATCTGCTGGTGTTGTCCGTCAATCTCTACATAACGCTTCTGTCCGTTGTCTAACTGGTTAATGTTAGTCAAAGCCCCTGTTGCACTTTCATCATTAATAAAATAATAATCGTTGTAGTTTTCTGTGTTTCTAAAAATCCCACCATTAATAACCTGAACCCAACAAGGAAGTCCTTGTCTTTCTCCTGTCTGTCTGTTTAGATTTTTATTGTAGAAGAAAACCTTTCTTGCTCCACGCCAAGGTGTAGGCAATTCATCAAAGTTATTGTAAGCATCTGCTATGATGTCTGTTCCATCCCAAGACTTACAAGTAAAAAGAATTGCATTATTATTTCCCTCGCTCATCTGGATTGTAGCAGGTTCGCTTAATGCACCTAACTTACCAGCAACCTCAAAAGCCCAACAGAATTCATAATAAGTGTTTCCTAGGAAGCCTGTGCCTATGTCGTTTATTTCTGTAAGTTCTAGTTTCTCGGCAGCAGGAACCTGATAAGCAGGAGACCAAACATAAGCCTCTGCGTAGGATGATTTGTAATCTGCTCTTAAATCTACCTGCTCTTCTCTACGAGGCATAATAGCAGTTGATTTACCATAAGGAGGAAATGAACCTGCTGATGTGTTAAATGGATAATCACGATGACCGAAGTAAAGTAATTCTAAACAATCCTCTGGTAAATCATAAGTTCTTTTTTTAATAGCCCAATTAGTTTTAAATGTTCCAGCAGTAGGTGTAGGTGCAACAACTGGTTCTGCTAGGATAATCTCTGCCTTATTAACAACCTTTGCAATAATGTAGTCTCGGTTCTCAATCTCCATAGGCTGTCCTTCCCAAATGTTCTTTGCATCAATAACACCAACCTTTTCTAGCCTATCAATTCCAAACTGAAATAGAACACGCCTTTCTCCCTGCACCCAACTAATCCCTACTGATGTAGCAGGAGCAACAACATTTGCTGTGTCTCTATCTGGTAGGATGTCTGGGTAAAGACGATAGTTGATAGTCTTTGTAGCAAAAGTCCAACGCTTCATAGTCCAGATTGCATAAAGAGCATCATTAACAATCTCATCCATCTGGTCGTTAAACTGCTGCAAGTCTGGGGAATAGTCAGTTATGTTTTTTATTTTTTCTCGTAGGGCTGTAAGGTTCATAATGTAATTCCTCTTGTTCTCATTATGTAGTAAAAGTCAAGTAAAGAAAAAGCCCCAACCCCAGAGAGGGGAAGGGGCATAGTTCTCCTTTACCTGTAATGTAATCTTACCATTAGGTAAGAGAAGGCATTACATAAACACTTCTGGAAACGAAGCCTGCACCACCACCAGCAACTGGGTCAATTAGAAGACCACAGATGCCGAAAGTAGAAGCAGCAAGGTAAGCATCACTAACACCAGCGGTGTTGGTTGCAGATAGAGCAGCACCACGATTAATCGCAGCACCAGCATCATTAACCTTCGCTTCGCAAATTCCACGGGTGCAGATAAGGGCAGAACCGCCCTGAACCACACCGCCAGAGCCATCATCGTCTCTGCTAGAAGCAGGACCGAGGACAACACCGACAACGATAGAAGCGATAGAGGTAGTAGCAGCAAGACCACCAGCATCGTTTAGGTCAGCGGGACGCACAGAAATAGCAGCGACACCATCTGTGTTTGTAGCACCAGCACCATCACCGAGAGATAGAGCAACCCAATCGCCAGCAGTAAGTGCTGCATCGGCTTTAAAGGTCTCTACCTGTCTGCGGTTCATAGCGGCAAGTCCAACATCAACGGAGGCACCGAAACCATCTTTCTGTGTAGTTTCCAAATAGTTAATTAAAGTTTGTGTAGCCATAATGTTTCTCCTTTATTAATAATTAGCACTACGCATTAGAATGTGTCGCCATCAAACAGGACACCCTGTGAGCCAAGATGGTCGGCAATAAGTTGTGCCTTAACATAAAGTTGAGCGGCACGGGCAGTTGTTCCAGCAACATCCTCAAAAGGACTAACAGCAAAGTCAGCATCTTTGTGGAAAACAAGTTTAATCCCGTCAAAGTTGAGGAAATAACCTGAAAGTGGAGCATTACCAAAGTCAGCACTATTGTAGAGGAAACCAAGTTCCAAGTCCTGCTCTACGGCAGCACCTGCAAATGCAAGGCTCATTCTACCACCATCAAGGGTGCTTTCGCTGATGTAGCGTTCCTGTGCGAAAAGCGCACGACGATAGTTCGCCATAGCAGCCTCACTTAAAAGCACACAATCAATCTCGCCCATAGGAGAGACGCTGTTTGCGTTAATGTAAATCTGCTGCATTCCTCTAATGCCGTCTGTGCCGAAAGCAGCACCAACATCAAAGACTTGGTTAGTCCAGCCATTAACATTAAAGGTTGCCTTGGAAACACCACCAACAACATTATTCTGGTTTGGCTTGGTCTCGGCTTCTAGGAAACCACCAACATCACCATTAAGAGAATTCATAGTGGTGAGAATGGTAGAAGAACCAGCAAGAATTTGCTTGTTAAGTTCCCTACGAAGCATAGACATAACGCTTCTCATTCTGGCTTCTACGATTTTAACAATAGCCTTTTCGCCGCTGTTCTCCAATTCTTCCTTACGGGTAATAACAATTGGAGCGGTGAAATCACACCAGTCGTAGATTGCTGGCTGCAAAACATCCTTAACGGCAAGTGAAACAGGTTCATAGCCAGTAGGTAGTTCGGTGATTGTGCTGTGTTCCGCAATTGATAGGGGACGCTGAATTTTAATCCCACCATCTTCGTAATCAATTCCTCCGCTCTTACGGGCGTGGTCTAGAAATGCGACCTTCTGGTAAAGAGCATCAACCTCTCCATCACGGATAGAATAGAGGGTTGAGGAAAGCAAGTCATTAGAAATAGCCATAGTTTTATCCTTCCTTTTTTGTAAAATCCTATGATTGTGAATTATCTAAAATTAAAAGTGTCTCTGGAAAGAGGTTTTAGTTTTTAGTTCCTTCACCATTTTTAAATCCTTGGTGTCTCAAAGAGGTCAATAGATTTTACGGAGGGAAAGGTTGCCCGTCTCATTAAGTAAGAAATCGTCAAGTAAAAATTATCTTCGGCTCTTTTTGCCTACACATTTCCACTTTTTACGACTTAAATTATTGGGGGTGTTAGGGTCGTTTTGTTTTTCTTTTGGTAGTCCTTTTTTAATTCCATAAGAACGAGCGCAATAGGCATCGCCCTTCTTTGTGCTGGGCTGAATGCGTTGTTTGCCTGATTTGTTTTTTGCACCTGCTTGCCCGTAGGAAACCTTACGCTTTCTTCCAGTTTTCTTATCTGTGTAAGTTTTGGTAAAGCGTTTTCCCTTTGCAGGTTTAGTTGATTTAGTAGCCATAAAAAAAGACCCTCCCTACATTAAATAGGGAAGGTCAAGTTAATCATCTTGGAGGATAATTAAATCTTCTGCTGACGGGACTTATGGAACTGATAAGCAGACCAAGCATCACGGAACTTGGGTGTTCCAGATGGGGATGCATTAGCACCAGATGAAGTCTGTTTGAGAGCAGCACGACGATTGGCTCTCTGGGCTTCTATTTCGGCTTTCTCTGCCTCTATTCTTTCTGCCCCTACCTTTGCCTTCACTATGTAGTAAGCGTCCTCTAAACGCAATTCTGGACGCTCCATAAGCATCTTTGCAATAGGGATGCGGTAGGCATCATCTGTGATTTCAGGATTGGCTGCTTTAAATCTTTCCAATTCCATCTTTCTCTGTTCCATTTTAATTTGTTCTCTCGCAGGTTCTAGCATTTGCTTTAACTGCAAAGCAGCCTGTCTCTCAATTTCACGCTTCATTCCCTCTGGGTCATAAAGGTCAAATTCTTCCTGATTATTAGCAATTTCTACTGCTCTTTG